ATGGGTGACAGAAAGCGCATGCATGGATTGCATTTGCGCTGCAGCACATCCATCATGCACGGTATGCAAAAACGCAACGTAGCTTCCGTACTCAAAGCACTGCTCGACCGCCATGGCCTGTCCCCGACGGAGCTGCACCGGCGCACGGGCGTTCCTCAATCCACGTTGTCGCGCATCCTCAGCGAGAAGATCATCGACCCGTCCGACAAGCACGTGTCGAAGATCGCCGAGTACTTCGGCGTCAGCACCGACCAACTGCGCGGTCGCGTCGAGCTGGGCGAGTCCCGCGAGGCGGCGCAGCCGGCCCATGGCCATGCGGACCTGAGCGATATCAGCCTATGGGACGACGAAACCCCTGTCGAGGATGACGAGGTTTCCGTTCCTTTTCTTCGAGAGGTCGAATTGGCAGCAGGATCAGGAAGATTCGTCATCGAAGAAAGCGAAAAGGCCCGCCTGCGCTTCGGCAAGCGCAGCCTGCGCCACAACGGCGTGCAGTTCGACCAGGCCAAGTGCGTGACGGTGCGCGGCAACAGCATGCTGCCGGTGCTGCGCGATGGTGCGACGGTCGGGGTCAACACCGGTAAATGCGCGATCGGCGACATCATCGATGGCGACCTCTACGCCATCAACCACAACGGCCAGCTGCGCGTGAAACAGGTCTACCGCCTGCCCACCGGCATTCGTCTGCGCAGCTTCAACCGCGATGAACACCCTGACGAGGACTACAGCTTCCAGCAGATGCAGGAAGAGCAGATCAGCCTGCTGGGCCATGTGTTCTGGTGGGGCATGTACGCGCGCTAAGGCCATTCCCTTTTCAAGAAAACCCGCTTCGGCGGGTTTTTTTTCGTCTGCAGAAAATCCCTACAAGCCACGTCGCGCATAGCTCTCATGCATTTGCGCAAAATTTCTTCGCTAGAAATATGAATAAACGCATTGACTGCATATGCATCAATGCATAATCTGTGTCTCAAGCCGGTCGACACCGGTTGTTACACAGGCAGCGATGAACAGGCCTCGACTGTTCAGAGGGTTGGCAACTGGCCCGGGTGTGCAGCGTAAAGCACCACGATCAGTTTTCCGGCGGGCAGGTGGCCGCGGTCGGAGACACCAATTTGAAGCGCAGCCGCCAGGCGTCACCAGTCGTGGCCGGCGGTTCGACAACGCATTACTGAAAAGCCTGGCAGCCCGGGCTTTTTGGAATGCCGAGTTCATACACAACCGACCCGCCAGTGGCACTGGCGGGCATTCATACAGGAGACAGGACAATGACGAACGAGCAGCAAACGTTGCTGGAGATACCGCTCTGGCTGGTGATCGTCCTGGCATTGCTGGGCGGTCTGAGCGGCGAGATGTGGCGTGCCGACAAGGCAGGCGCGCGTGGATGGTCGCTGGTGCGCCGGCTGGCGTTGCGATCCGGGGCCTGCATGGTCTGCGGGGTCTCGACAGTGATGCTGCTGTACGCCAGCGGCATGTCGATCTGGAGCGCCAGCGCCTTTGGTTGCATGACCGCCATGGCAGGTGCCGACGTGGCCATCGGGCTCTACGAGCGCTGGGCGGCCAAACGCCTGGGGTTGCGTGATGTTTCCCAGGCTGACGAGCGATAGGAGGCGTTGAAATGAGCGAGCTGGCCACTTTACATGCGGCACTGACGGCAATGATTCGTGAGGCGATTCCTGAACTTGCGTCAGTCGACATCGCTTCGGATGTCGGCAGCAGCAGCGTCTTGCCGTCGCTACGCCACGGCATCGTGCGCATGACCGCGGACGCCGCGCCCCGGGATGGGCGCTCGGTGCTGGTCACCACCTTCGAGGCGGACATCATCCCCGACCTCGGCAACCCCGACGCGCGCCTGCAAGGGAGCCTGCTGGCCGCGCAAATGATGGACCTGCTGCGCCAACAAATGTGGGGCCTGGACTTCGTCGAGGCGAGCCGCAACGTGCTGGCGCAGTTCGAGGGCGGGCACTGGATCGTCCGCTGGGAGCAGCCGGTGCTGCTGGGCGAGCCCCAGTGGCACTGGCCCGACGAGCCGCCGGGCTCTCTGCTGTTCGGTACCGATCCCGATACCGGACCTGGCAACGAAGCGGACTACATCGCCCCGGAGGACCTTGCATGAGCTACGCCAGCGCGATGCATGACCGAATGCTGGCGAGCCTGGTCATCCCTTGCCGCGTGGTGGCGGTAGACCTGGCCGCCGCTCGTGTGCGGGTATCCGATGGCACCTGGACCAGCGCCTGGCTGCGCTGGCATGCCCTGGCCGCGGGCCAGGCGCGTCACTGGCGGGCCCCGAGCCTGGGCGAGCAGGGCGTGCTGGTCAGCCCCAGTGGCGAGCCGGCCCAGGGCACTTTCGTGCCAGGCCTGTACGGCAATGCCGGCAGTGCGCCGGACAACCGCGACCATGTGGAGGTGTGGCGGTTCGAGGATGGCGGCTCGCTGGCCTACGACTGGCAGGCCAAGCGCTACGACATTCACCTGCCTGCCGGCAACGCCAGCATCAAGGTCGGTGCCAGCACCCTGCACATCAGTGAAGGTGCCATCGAACTCGACGCCACGGCCATCACCTTGACCGGCCAGGTCGCCATCAACGGGCCGCTGACTGTCAGCGGCGACATCAACGGCGGCGGCCGGATCATCGACACCGCTGGCAACACCGCCAACCACAAGCACTGATCAAGGCCCACCGCATCGGTAACGCTGGGGCTGGAAAGCGGATTTTTTCTGCTCCTTGGCGCCGGCTTCGCGGGTTTACCCGCAAACAGGCGCCCCACGCAGGTGTTGCCGTCTTGGGCTCTTTGCTACCAGGAGACTCTTATGCGATCCCACCCACGGATCTCGCTCCCCTCGACAGGAGGCGCACCATGATCGGCATGGACCGCCGCACCGGCCAACCCTTGGCCGGCATCGCCCACCTTCGCCAGTCCATCGAGGACATCCTTTCCACCCCGCTCGGCAGCCGGCGCATGCGCCCCGAGTACGGCAGCCAGTTACGTCGCTACGTCGATCTGCCCGTCAACGAAGGCTGGAAGAGCGCCGTACAGGCCGAAGTCGCCCGCGCCCTGGGGCGTTGGGAACCGCGCCTGCAGCTTGAGCGGGTGAGGGTGCTGTCGGTGCTCGACGGCCAGGTCAACCTTGCCCTCAGCGGCCGCTACCTGGGCGATGAGGCTCTGGTGGAGGTGAGCGTATGAGCCAGGTCGACCTGTCGAAATTGCCCGCGCCCCAGTTGCTCGAAGACCTTGACTACGAGGCGCTGTACCAGGCCGACCTGGAGACCTTCCGCACCCAGATGGGCGATGGCTGGACGGCCCAACTGGAAAGCGACCCGGTGACCAAGCTGCTGGAGGTCGGGGCCTACCGCAAGCTGCTCAACCGCGCCCGCATCAACGACGCGGCCAAGGCGCTGCTGCTGGCCTATGCCCAAGGGAGCGACCTCGACCAACTGGCGGCCAACGTCAATCTCCAGCGCCTGGTGATCCAGGCCGAGGACCTGCAGGCGGTGCCGCCGTTGGTGCAGGTGCTCGAATCCGACGATGCCCTGCGCGAGCGGGTGCAATTGGTCTACGAGGGCCTGACCACCGCGGGCCCGCGCAACAGTTACATCCTGCATGCCCGCAACGCTTCGGGGCTGGTCGCTGACGCGACCGCCGAGAGCCCGGCGCCGGCAGAGGTGGTGGTGACGGTGCTGGCGTTGGACGGCAATGGCGAAGCCACGCCGGCACTGCTGGAGGGGGTGCGCCAGTACCTCAACGATGACGACATACGCCCCGTGGCGGATCGGCTAACTGTGCAGTCGGCGCAAATCCTGCCGTACCGCATCGACGCGGTGGTGCACATGGCCGGCACGGGGCCGGAGAACGAGGCGTTGCTGGTCGAGTGCGAGCGTCGCCTGGCCGCCTGGATCAACCCGCGGCGCAGGCTCGGGATGGAAGTATCCCGTTCGGGCATCGACGCCCAGTTGCACATCAACGGCGTGAGCCGTGTGGAACTGGCCGATTGGACCGACATTCGCCCCAACAAAGCCCAGGCGGCCTGGTGCGAAGGGTTCACCGTGGTGCGGGGGGACTGACATGACAGGCCTTCTGCCGATCAACAGCACAGCGTTGGAGCGCGCGCTCGACGGCACCAGCGCCGAGGACCTCAAGCCTGCCCTGCGTACGCTCTACAACCCCGACACCTGCCCGCCGCACCTGCTGTACCAACTGGCCTGGGCTTGGTCGGTCGACCGCTGGGACGACAGCTGGAGCGAAGCGGTCAAGCGCTCGGTAATCCGCGCGGCGTTTTCCGTGCATGCCCACAAAGGCACCGTCGGCGCGTTGCGCCGGGTGGTCGAGCCGTTCGGCTACCTGATCGAGATTACCGAGTGGTGGCAGGCTGAACCACCTGGAGTCCCCGGTACCTTCGCGCTCAAGGTTGGCGTCTCGGAGCAGGGCATCAGCGAGGAAACCTACCGGGAATTGTCCTGGCTGATCGACGATGCAAAGCCGGTGAGTCGGCACATGACAGGCTTCGCCATCAGTTTGGAAACCATTGGCCGGATGCATCTGGCCTCGTCGTTCTACGACGGCGAAGAAATCGACGTGTACCCGCCCCAGGCCACCGCGCTGGAAGTCATCGGTGAGATTGGCCGTGGTGGTCGTGAGCACATTATTGACTATCTGGACGTTTACTATGGTTGACCAGAATTCACAGTTCTACGCGATCCTGACCAACATCGGTGCCGCGAAGCAGGCCAATGCGGATGCCCTGGGCATTCCTTGGAAAATCACTCAAATGGCCATCGGAGATGGCAATCCTGGCGGCGTCGAGAACCCGCCGTTGCCCATGCCAAGCGCGAGCGCCACGGCGCTGCTCAATGAGTGGCGTCGGGCGCCGCTCAATCAGCTTAAAGTTGATGAGGTAAACGGTGCTGTCATCGTGGCCGAGCAGATTATTCCCGCCGATGTAGGGGGGCGTTGGATTCGCGAAATTGCCTTATACGATGCCGACGGCGATATGGTCGCGGTAGCCAACTGCCCAGCGACCTACAAACCGTTACTTAGCCAGGGCTCAGGGCGCACCCAGGTGGTGCGCATGAATCTGATAGTCAGCAGCTCCAGTAACGTGGAACTCAAAATTGACCCGAGCGTGGTCCTGGCCACGCGTGAGTGGGTGACCAGCGAACTGGCCAAGCAGGACTTCAAGCATTCGGTGCTGGTGGCCACCACGGCGGCCATTGCCTTGAGCGGCCTGCAGACAGTCGACGGCGTGCCTCTGACGGCGGGGGTGCGGGTGCTGGTGAAGAATCAGGCCGTCGCCAAGGACAACGGCTTGTATCAGGTAGTGGCCGGTGGCCCCTGGGTGCGCAGTGCTGATGCTGACAACAGTGTCAAGGTTACGCCCGGCTTGTTGGTCATGGTCGAGCGCGGCACGATCAATGGCGACAGCGCTTGGCAGTTGGTCACCGATGCACCGATTACCGTGGGCGTCACCGCGCTGGCGTTTGAAATGGCATTTGGGCGCACGGGCGTGGCCGAAGGCACCTTCCGCAGCGTGACCGTAGACAAATACGGTCGTGTCGTCGCCGCGTCTAGCCCCACAACCGTCGCGGGTTACGGGCTGACGGATGTCTACACCAAGACTGAGATCGATACCGCCTTGGCGCTCAAGGCGCCTTTGGCAAGCCCGATTTTCACCGTAGATCCCAAGGCGCCGACGCCGGCCCAGTTTGATGCCTCTAAGTCGATTGCAACCGCTGAATTCGTGCAGCGAGCATTGGGTAGTCTGAGAGGCGTCATGAACATTAGCGGCACCATCACCCTGACGGCGGCTCATGTCGGTGTCCAGCTGGTTGGAAGTGTTGAGTTGGCTGGCAAGACTATTACGCTGCCCCCGGTTGGGAGTGTTCCTCCAGGTGCTCAGATTCACTTTTCTGCGGGGGCCAACCTTGCTCCTTTAACTATCAAAGGGTACGGGGCCGAACTCATCGCGCCTGGGCCAGGTGGTGGCTACACCGTCAATTCCTTTGAAATGGTTGCTCTGGATTCAGTAGTGCTGGCTAACCTGGGCAATGTCTGGCGCATGGTCGGCGGCTCCCAGATGAACAAGCAAACTGGGCAGTTTTCCGCAGTTTTGGCGGGTAACGGCTACCAGAAACTACCAAGTGGGCTGATTATCCAATGGGGAGCTGCCAGCAACACTAATGGTTTTGGCACATGGACTTTCCCGATTGCATTTCCCAACGCGTGCTTAAGGGTGTTTGCATCCCAAGATGCGTCTGGATCTGGTTCGGCGATGTATGCGGTAGGTGCTAACCCGGTCGACTTGACCACCGCGAAGGTTGCCAGCGCTCTAGCAAGTGGCGGTGATGCAATTTTTGTTCTAGCGATCGGCTATTAAACGGGGGTATCTATGCCAATTTTCAGTTCTCAATCGGCACGCGGATTCTACGACGACGCCATCAATACGGTTATCCCAGCAGACGCTGTGGAGATTTCTCGGGAACTTCATGCAGAGATTATTGCCGGCCCTGGAAATGGCAAGCTCATTGAGTGGGGCGATGACAGTATTCCTTTTCTGATTGATCGTCCGATGCCATCCACCGCTGAGATGGCGGCTATCGAGCGCCTGTGGCGCGATGGCGAGTTAGACGCTACCGAGTGGTTGCGTAATCGCCACCGCGATCAGTTGGATCTCGGCGTGACCACCACGCTCAGCGGTGAGCAATTCACTGAGTTGCTGCAATACCTGCAAGCCCTGCGCGACTGGCCAGCGGCCGAGGTCTTCCCCGACAGCGCCCAGCGACCCGTGGCGCCGCCCTGGATTGCTGAACAAACCCAATGACGCCCCGCACCGACGGGGCGTTTTCTTTTTTGCTGTATCCCTCTTGGCCCCGCACCGCGGGGCCTTTGCATATCTGGAGAACTAAATGACTGGATTCTTCCACGGCGTTACCGTGACCAACGTCGACACCGGCGCACGCAGCATCGCGCTGCCGTCGTCCTCGATCATCGGCCTGGTCGACACCTTCATCGAAGGCCCGGGCGTCACCGCCAAGGCCAATGACCTGGTGCTGATCACCAGCGAGCGCGAAGCGGTCGCGGCGTTCGGCAAGGACGCGGCGATCACCAAGGCCTGCCGCGCCATCTACACCCGTGCCAAGGCGGTCATCGTCGCCTGCGGCGTGGCCAAGGTGGCAGCGCCAGCCGAGCAGACGGCGGCCATCATCGGCGCGGTCGAGGCCGACGGCAAACGCACGGGCCTGCAGGCATTGCTCGATGGCAAGAGCCGCTTCAACGCCCAGCCACGCCTGCTGGTGGCGCCCAAGCACAGCGCCACCGACGCAGTCGGTACGGCCCTGGTGGCACTGGCCGACAAGCTGCGCGGCATCGCCATCATCGACGGCCCCAACAGCACCGACGAGGCCGCCATCGCCTATGCCGGCAACTTCGGCGCCAAGCGCGCCTACATGGTCGACCCGGGCGTGCGTTACTGGGACAACGACAGCGAAGCCACCGTCGATGCACCGGGCTCGGCCTGGGTCGCCGGTCTGTTCGCTTGGACCGACAACGAATATGGCTTCTGGGCCTCGCCCTCGAACAAGGAATTCGTCGGCATCACCGGCACCGGTCGCCCGGTGGAGTTCCTCGACGGTGACGACAGCTGCCGCGCCAACCTGCTGAACAACGCCAACGTCGCCACCATCATCCGCGACGACGGCTTCCGCCTGTGGGGCAACCGTACCTTGTCGAGCGACCCGAAATGGGCCTTCGTCACCCGCGTGCGGACCCTGGACATCGTCATGGACGCGATCCTCTACGGTCACAAATGGGCCGTCGATCGCTCCATCACCGCCACCTACGTCAAGGACGTCACCGAAGGCCTGCAGGCCTTCATGCGCGACCTGAAGAACCAGGGCGCGATCATCAACTTCGAGGTCTATGCCGACCCCGAGCTGAACACCGCCAGCCAGCTGGAGCAGGGCAAGGTGTATTGGAACATCCGCTTCACCGACGTCCCGCCTGCCGAAAACCCCAACTTCCGCGTCGAAGTCACCAACCAGTGGCTGACCGAAGTCCTCGATTCCGCTGCTTAAGGAGCGCATTACATGGCAATGATTCCCGAAACCCTGGCCAACCTGAACCTGTTCGTCGATGGCGTCAGCTTCCAGGGCGATGTGCCCAGCCTGACCCTGCCCAAACTCACCCTGAAAATGGAGGAGCACCGCCCTGGTGGCATGGACATGCCGGTCGAGATGGACCTGGGCATGGAAAAACTCGAAGCGGCCTTCAGCACCACCGGCGTGCGCCGCGAGTCGCTGAAGTTCTTCGGCCTGGCCGATGCCAGCGCCTTCAACGGTACTTTCCGCGGGGCCTTCAAGGGCCTGAAGGGCAAGATCACGCCCGTGGTCGTCACCCTGCGTGGCGCCCTCAAAGAGGTCGAGATGGGCGACTGGAAGTCCGCTGAAAAAGCCGAGATCAAGCACAGCGTCGCCGTGACCTTCTACAAGCTCGAAGTCGATGGCCGCCCGGTCTATGAAATCGACGCCCTGGGCATGAAGCGCGTGATCAACGGTGTCGATCAACTGGCCGCCCAGCGCGCGGCCCTTGGCTTGTAAGGAGGCCTGGCGATGGCTCAAGCGAAAAAGCTTCCGCAATGGCTGACCCTCAGCGCCGAACGCGTGACCGTGCGCCTGTCGCGCCCCAGCGAGGCCAACGGCGTGCAGGTCGACAGCCTATCGCTGCGCGCCCCGACGGTGCGCGACATCCGCAACGCCCAGGCTGGCGGCGCCAATGACGACGAGCAGCGCGAACTGAACCTGTTCGCCTCCCTCGCCGAAGTCGGCGTCAAGGACCTCGAAGGCCTGGCCCTGAAGGACTATAGCCGCCTGCAGACGGGCTATTTTCGCCTGGTGCAGGACGACGAGCTTTGACCCTGCCCGGCAGAAGGCCGCCGCCCGGCGGCTGGCCAAGGAGCTGAACTTTTCCGCGAGCGAAATCATGACCATGTCGTACAGCGACATGGTCTGGTGGCTGGCGGAGTGATCAGGAGGAACCTATGGAGAACACATCGGTGCTCACCGTTGGTGTCACCAGCGATCGCGCACTGGGCAGTACCTTCAGTACGTTGCGTGCTCAATTCGAACGCTTGCGCATGCCGCTTGAGGGCATGCAAGTCGAGCCGTATATCAGCGAGATCAGCCGTCTGGGGTTGGAGGTCGACAAGACGGCACAGGCCCAAAGACGGCTGGCCAGCAATCAGACATGGGCCTTGAAGGCGCAGGTCGACCAGGTGCGGCGCCTGACCGATGAGATCGAGCGCTTGCGCAAACTTTGCCTGTCTGCAAGCGAGATTGGCTCCTCGCAGGCGCCGCGCCAGACCGTCGTGATGAGGCCTTTACAGGGGCCTAGGGGCAGCGATCCGCCTGAGCCGCGTAGCTCGGAACAGGGATTCATCCCTCTGGAGTCGGCGAACAGTGGTCTGACGGTAGTCAGGGCCGGCGTGATCGGCACGGCCGCCGTCGGTGCAGGCGTTGCCGCTGCTGCGCTTGGGCGTGCTGCGCACAGGATGTATAAGCGCCAATCACTTAAAAGGCGCCGTGAGATCACCCGTGGCGTTCGGCAGAGCGCTGGCAAGGCGGGCGCCAAGCTGGTCAGCAAACTGGGGTTGGCGACGTTGGAGGACAGTGGTCAGGACCAAGCCGAGGCGGTGGGTGCTGCCCTGGGCGGTGCGCTCGGAAACATGGGCGCGCAACTGCTGGGTGGCCTGACCAAGAACAAGCAGATCCAAATGCATGGCGGTGAGATCGGTGAGCTGATAGGCGAGGGTGTCGGCGGCTTTATCGGCAAGACATTCCATGGCTGGTTTTCCGACACGGCGGCCGCCAACGAGGTGTCTGACGACAGCGCAGTGCAGGCGTCACCGGCCTTATCGCAGCAACCCGCGGAACAAGGGGCGTTTTCTCAGGGGCCGCAGACAAGCAGCCGGGAAGGCATCAACAGGGGATTGGTCATAGGCGGTGCCCTCGTTGGTACCGCAGCGGTCGCGATGGCCGGACGCAAGGCCCATAAAGCTTACTTGCGTCTGCCACGTAAGCGGCGCAATAGACTCACTGGCGCTCTGCGGGAGAGCGCTGGCAAAGCTGGCGCCAAGCTGATCGGTAATTTGGGCTTGGCCCTGCTTGAGGACAGCGGCGAAGACCAAGCTGAAGCAGTCGGATCCGCGCTTGGCGGTGCGATGGGGAACCTCGGCACGCAGCTGTTGGGAGGCCTGACCAAGAACAAGCGGATCCAGCAGTACGGCGGTGAGATCGGCGAATTGATCGGCGAAGGTGTCGGCGGCTTCATCGGCAAGACGGTCCATGGGGTGTTCTCCGGCACGCCGGCTGCCAACGATCCGTCCGCCACAACAGCCCCCGGTAGTGCCATAAGCCGTTCAGCCTCGGGCCATGCACACCAAGTCGTTGATGAATGGGCGTCGGATGAAAGCGGTGAGCAAGTGGAGGAGGAAGAGGAAGAAGAGGAGGTGGATGAAGCAGCGCACGAGCCTGCGTTTTCCGAGGCGCAGGAGCCTGCTTCTACAGCCCTCCTGCAAAGGGCTGCCCAGAAGCCTGCTTTCGCCCTAGCCAGCACCGCATTCACCGGCCTTGCAGGCAAGGCCAGGCCTGGCAGTGCCGGCGCTTCCTTGGCCCGACGGGCGTTCAGACGAGTGCCGGGCGTTGCGTTGCTCGACACCGGCCTGCAACTTGCCGAAACCTTCAACAGCGACGCCACCCAGGAGCAGAAGCTCGAAGGCTATGGCAGCGCTGTTGGTGGTCTGGGTGGTGGCCTTGCCGGTGCAGCCGCCGGTGCGGCTATCGGTTCGGTAGTACCGGTGATCGGGACCGCGATCGGCGGCTTGATCGGAGGCGTGTTGGGCAGCATGGGTGGAGAGGGTATCGGTGGCTGGCTGGGTAGGACGCTGGCCTCGAACAAGGACGAAGCGGCTGGCAAACCTGCCGTGAGCGAGGCGGCGCGGGTACTGGATACTTCCTCTGCGCCGCCAACGTTGCCTGCATCACCCGCTGCGTCACCGACGCAACCGACTCCTCCTACCACCATCAACCAGCAATTCACCTTCACATCCAACATGCCGGTCACCTTCAACAATAGCCTGGACGATCCCTCGGTCCTCCAGCAACTGGAGATGATCGCCCGGCGTCAGCTGGAAGAGCTGATGCGCCAAGCCCGCTCGGCGCAATTGGCGGACCCCCCACACATCGTACTTTGAGGACTATCCATGACCTATCTGGAGCAGCTGCAAGTTACGCTGCACGCCCTGGTCAAGGCGGGAGAGGCAGGGCGTCGGCGTGCCGATGCCATGCTCGATCCGATGGACGAGGCGATCGACCATATCAAGGCCGCCGTTACCGATCTGGAGGGGTTGCCGATGGTCGGCCCGATCATTGGGGCCAAACTCCAGCGCACCCTGGGCGCGATCAACCGGGCCCAGGACCGTGTGGCCAAAGTGGTGGCCAAGTATGACCAGACAGTGGCGGTGGTGCGGCAGGTGCGAGATCGCATCGACAGCTTTGCCGGCCATGCGGCCAAAGCCGGCGCGGCAATCCGTCGTGTCGTCGGGGCGGTGAGCTCGACGGTGGAGGGCGTGCTGTCGACTCTGGGCTTCGCGCCCGAGGTAACGCCCGCCGCCGAAGCTGTCAAGCCGTTCCCCCACCTGTTGGTTCTGCAACCATTGAAGCCAGGCGCTGCGCCCTATTACTTCAACCTCGATACCGCTGCCTTCGATCAATTGCGTCGTCAGACGCGCTATCGCTGGGTCGGGCAGGAGCGCCTGAGCCGCGACAACGCCCAGCAGGCCGTCAGCCTGGGCGAGGAGCACATCTCCATCCGCGGGGCCATCTACCCGGGCTTCAAGGGGGGGATCGGCCAGTTGCAGGCGCTGCGCAGCATCGGCCGTCAGCTGTTGCCCCTGTCTTTGACCACCGGCTACGGCGAGGTGCTCGGCACCTGGTGCCTGACCAGCATCGAAGAGGAACAGAGTCAACTGCTGGCTGGCGGCATTCCGCGCAAACAAGGTTTTTCACTGGAGTTCGTGAGCTATGGCCAGGACCTGCACAACCTCTGAGGGCGACCTGCTCGACACCCTCTGCCAACACTACTACGGGCAACTCGTGGGCACCGTCGAGGCGGTGCTGGATGCCAATCAAGGGCTGGCGGATGAGCCTCAGCCGTTTCGCGCAGGCGTGAGGATTCGTCTGCCGGATCTGCCCGTGGTGGCGAGCGACACCCTGCAACTGTGGGACTGATGCGCGGCCGGTTTCGACCGGCCCGTGCAGCGGTTCTTCCCAAAGGAGCCTGAGACCATGCAACCGCAATTTCGCATTACTGCCGACGGGCGCGACGTAACCCTCCTGATCAACGACCGCCTGCTATCGCTGCGCACCACGGACAAGCCCGGTCTGGAGTCGGACGAGTTCGAACTGCGCATCGATGCCCGTGACGGCGCGGTCGCACTGCCGTCACGGGGCGCCGTGCTCGAAGTGCACCTGGGCTATGCGGGGCAAACACTGAACCTGCTGGGGCGCTACACCGTCGATGAGGTCGAGCTGTCCGGCCCACCGGACACCTTGGTGATCCGGGGCAAGGCGAGCGACCTGCGTGGCAGCGGCAAGACCATACGCAGCGGCAGTTGGGAGCAGGTCACCCTGCAGCGCATCGTTGCCGACATCGGCGCGCGCAATGGCTGGCAGGCCGTGTGCCCGGTGACGGTTCAGGTGCCGCGCGTCGACTAGTACAGCGAGTCCGATTTCAATTTCGTCACCCGCCTGGCACGACTGCACGACTGCACCGCCAAGCTTGCCAATGGCCAGCTGTTGGTGTTACCGCGTCAGGGAGGTCACAGCGCCAGCGGCAAGGCCCTCGGGACGGTGAGCGTTGCTCGTACCGATATCAGCCAATGGCAGTTCCGTCTGGGCGATAAAACCACGCACAAAGCGGTACGCGCCCGTCATCACGACCCCGCCAGCGGTGAACTCAAGACGGTCGAGCTCGCCAACGGCGACGCGCCGGACGGTTTGCAACCGGTGTACACCGACCGCCATCTCTACCCCAACCGTGCCGCAGCCGAACAAGCGGCCAAGGCCCGCCTGGCCAGCTTCAATCGCGACACCGCTAGCGTACGCCTGGACATGCCAGGGCGTACCGACCTCTTCGCCGAGCGACGTATCAATCTGCAAGGGTTTCTTTCTGGCCTGGACGGGGACTATCTGGTCGAATCGGTCGAGCAGGTGTTCACCACGTCGGGCTGGCGTACCACCGTGCAATGCAATGGCGGTAATGGGGGGAAGGCAAAAGCGAAAGGGAATGCCCCCAAGCGTAGCGGCCTGATGAAGCAGTAATGGAGAGGGTAGCTGTGCAGATTTCCGGGTGCCTGTGGCGTTCAGCGCTCCCTAAAGTCGTCCTTCAACCCTGAGGACGACAGAGGAGTGTCGAGCGATGTCTGGAGCAATCACCTGCCGAGATATATGTGTCATAGACAATGGAATCACCGCCCAAGAGCACTCGAAAACAACAGTGATAAGCAGGGCTTCGCCTTGGTGAACCAGAGCGCGCAGACGGGAGCGGCTGTGGCCAATGTAACGTCGATTGTAAAGTTGACAGCTGGGCTCACACCATTCTTGAATCTTCAAACCAATACGTTTGCCGCCACTACCGTATTGTTGAAGATCACAGCCAAATATCGTGAGGATAAAGGCTTTGATACAGGGGATGTCATTAGTTTGGTTGGTAATTTAGTGGGGGTGGTCGGTAGTTTGATTTTATTAGGGGGCGTAGTAGGGGCGGGAGGCTTTGTCGCTGTGGGTGTGCTTACGGCCGGAGTGGTGACGTCGGATGTTGCGAAGAAAATATACTCATCCTATGTGAAACCAATCTGGGAAAGGAGCTTTCGCTCTAGGCCTAACGCTTCATATCAAAATTATTGGGTTGCGCCTGATTTGAAGCTAGTAACGCTTGCACAGATCAGAGCGGCGTATACAAATCGTATTGCCGTGATTCAGTGGGATCCAAAGCGGGGCGTCGTTACAATTACCGGGAAAGACTACCACCTTCATGAAAATTCCGCCGGGTCGGGTGGAGGATATATCGAGAATGGGTTTTCGAGGCCGCTGACTTTCCCGGTTTCGCAGTCTCTCGGTTGGCGAGTTGACATTGGGCCGATTGAAATAGTAAGCCCTTAGAATAACTTCATTGGTATCGGCCGCTACCACTGAGTATAAAGTTATTGGTTAAGAGGTCAATTAAAGGTTTTAGTGTGTTTTCCATAACTTCGTTCGCTCGAATGCTAAAAACACTGCCTCCAAGGCAGCAAATTTTCAATTTGTTGATTGTTGCGGTAGGACTTTGGGTTTTTGCTGCGCTCTACTACTCGCAGCTGCGAGTGTATGCACCGATTGATGTAACTAGGCTTGTGAACTTAGAGGGGCGTGTTAACGGCCATGCCTCATCTTGGGAGCATGATCCGGCTATCGTAACACTGGGGATCACTTTCAGGTTGAACGGAGCAAGACACGTCAAGGCGGTGTATGTCAACCAGGCGATCTACGAGCAGGCAGGCTTACGGATTGGTTCTAAGGTACTTCTGACCGTGGAAGACGGCGAGCTAGATACTGTACTGCGTGAACTGGCGACTCAGGAAGGGCGGGTTGTTTTCGATGATGATTTCAATCGACAAATAATCGAGTGGAACAATGAGTCGATCTGGCGAAATGTCGTGCTTTTAGCGTTTGTATCTTTTGCGCCATTTTTCGTGGCGCTTAGAGTCGCCTGGAAACACCGTCGGACACTTTTTCAATAATGTCGATCGGCTCGATGCAGCCCGGGTTCGCGCCGGGCTTTTTTATGTCCGAACCCGGCGTGATCAAGGAGATATTTCATGCTTACGGAAGACCAACTACTCGCAATCTTCCCCAATGCCCACCCTGTCGCGGACGTGTTTTTGCCAGCCTTGAACACCACCCTGCCGCGCTGGGAAATCGACAATCCCAAACGCGTCGCAGCGTTCCTCGCCCAGGTCGGCCATGAGTCCGGTCAACTGCGCTACCTCAAGGAGCTGGGCAATGATCGTTACCTCTCGCGTTATGACACGGGGAGCCTGGCTCTGCGGCTGGGCAACACCCCTGAGGCCGACGGTGATGGCCAGCGCTATCGCGGCCGTGGCCTGATCCAGGTGACCGGTCGCAACAACTATCAGGCCTGCAGTCGGGCGCTATTCGGTGACGAACGCCTGCTGGCGCAGCCGCAGATGCTTGAGCAGCCCCGTTGGGCCTGTGAGTCGGCCGCCTGGTTCTGGCATTCGCGTGGGCTCAATGCACTGGCGGATCGGGGTGAGTTCAATCGCATCACCCGTCACATCAATGGTGGGCTCAACGGTCTGGATGATCGCCTGGCCCTCTGGGCAAGGGCGCGGGAGGTGCTGTGTTGAGCCGCCTGTGGCTGGCACTTTGTCTGGTGCTCGTGCTGGTTTCCTCGGCATTGACCTGGCAGGTCCAGGCCTGGCGCTACGGCCGGCTGCTCGCGCAGCAGGCCGAAGCTCAAGCCCATGAGGCTCAGATGCGTGCGGAACAGGCGGCGCGAGCGCTGCTGGTCGAGCGCGAGGGGCGTCAGCAACTTGAACAACGCCTGCAAGGCAGTGAAACACGACATTTTCAGGAGCTCGCCAATGCCCAACAGACTCAAGCTCGCCTGCGTGACCGTCTGGCTACTGCTGACCTGCGGTTGTCAGTCCTGGTCGAGCGTGACGCCAACTGCCCCGCAGTGCCTGCCCCCTCCGCCGCCAGCGGCGTGGATCATGGTGCCGTACGCGCCCGACTTGACCCAGCGGATGCTCGACGCATTATCGCCATCACCGACACCGGAGACCGCGGACTGATCGCCCTGCGAGCCTGCCAGGACTACATTCGGGCATTGGCGCGCTGAGCGCTTGCCTGGGCAGGCGAGGGTGGTAGGGTAGTGCGCAGTTTTCAAGGAGCCCTGCC